CAACAATATTACGGGTTATTCCGCGGCGGGTGCTACGGGTACAACCACCACAAACCTGGTGTTTTCCACAAGCCCTTCAATTACAACCCCAACATTGGTGGGGGATGTAACTTTAAGCACAGGCAATTTGGTTGTCAGTAGCGGCAAAGGCGTTGATTTTTCTGCGACGCCTGGAACCGGCACAAGTGAATTGTTTTCGGATTACGAGGAAGGAACCTGGACGCCGCTTATGTCTGCGAATGGTGGTGGTGTAGATAACTGGACTTCATCTTCTGCCGTTGGTTATTACACAAGAATTGGACGATTGGTAAATATTCAATGTAGTTATACATACACGGCAAAACAATCGGCAACTGGTGACTATGCGTGGATGTCGGGCCTTCCATTTACGCCATCAGTAAATAGCGGATTTTTTTACGTTGGAATAAATAATGGTGGCGGCGCAGATACCGCCTCATACTCTGCTTTTTTTGGAACAAACAATTTTGTGCGATTTACAAAAGACCAAAATCGATCTGGTGCTGGCGATATGGTTGGAAGTGATTTTCCAGCCGCCACAAGAACTATTACATTCCAAGCAAGTTACATCGTATAAGGAAACCATCATGCTTGAAAAACAAATCATTGTTGACTTGATTGAAATTGTTGAAAACGGTTGCGTACAAGTGCGAACCAAAACTGCAATTTTGGAAAACGGGAAACAAATTAGCAATTCTTTGCATCGGCACATTGTCACCCCAGGCAATGATTACAGCGCCGAAAATCCCAAGGTTCAAGCAATTTGCGCTGCGACGCATACGCCTGAAGTGATTGCGGCCTATCAAGCAGCCCAGGAAGCAGCGAAAGCCGAGGTTTGAAATGACCACGCCATTTGACATTGTTACCCGCGCCATGAAGGACATTGGCGCGTTGGCTGCCGGTGAGGTTCCAACCGCTGACGAAGCCCAAGACGGCTTCGATATGCTGAACGATATGTGCGCCCAATGGTCGAACGAAAACATGATGGTTTTTTACAAAACCGAAATCATTTTTCCGGTTGTCCAAAACCAAACGCAATACACCATTGGCCCAGGTGGCCAGGTTGGTTGCACGTTTACCGGTTCAATCAGCGGCACAACCCTGACCATTCCGTCGAATGGTGTGACTTCAGGCGCCATCACAATTGGCCAAACGTTGACGGGAATTGGCATTGCAGCCGGAACCACAATTGTGAACTTTAACAGCGGCGGCGGTGGCAATGTCAATGAGGCTGGAACTTATACATTGAGCCAAAATGCTACAACGCCAAATCCTATTTTTACGGGGTCAATCAGCGGAACCACACTTACGGTAAGTGCCATTTCTGTTGGTTATTTGGGGGTTGGTTGCGTTGTCAGCGGAACCGGCGTCACTATCGGAACTACGATTACCGCAGTTATATCGGCATCGGGCGGTGTTGGTACTTATACCGTTTCAGCATCACAAACTGTTGGCAGCGTTGCAATGACGGGAACTGTTACGCCTTTCCCAATTTCGGGTTATTACGAACGACCGTTGACCATTGAATCCGCGTTTGTGCGCGTTACCACAACCAGCAATGGCGCCCCAATTTATGGCGGCGGCTTGGACTATCCCGTGGCAATTTTTGCCTTGGAACAATACGAATCCATTGGCCTGAAGCAATTGAACGGCCCTTGGCCAAAGGGTCTTTATTACCAGGCAAGCGAAAACCTTGGCACGATTTACGTTTGGCCAAACCCCGCCCAGGGCGAAATGCACATTTTTGCTTATACGCAATTCCGCACGTTTACCGCGCAAACCAACGACATTGCTTTGCCGCCTGGCTACATCAACGCGTTGCGCTGGTGTTTGGCTGAACGTTTGCTGCCTATGTACGGCAAGATGAACCAGGTTCAAATGGCCATGATAAATTCGTTGGCAGCCCAGGCAAAGGCAACAATTAAGCGTACCAATATGCGCCCGCCGCAAGTGGCGCGTTATCCTGACACGTTGTTGATGGGCAAATCGAAAGATGCCGGTTTCATCATGGATGGGGGATTTGCATAATGCCTGACTTTGGTTTCGTAGGCGCTTCTTACGAAGCCCCGTCAATTTATCAGGACGCGCAAGAGTGCATCAATTTTTACCCTGAAATTGACCCCACAAAGCAGCCTGGAAGCCGCGGCGTTGTTGCGTTGTACCCAACCCCTGGACTTGTTGAAGAATTGCAACTGACGGCTGCCGAAGTGCGTGGAATGCGGGCTTTGTCCGGTGGTCAATATTTGGTTGTTGTTGTTGGAAGTTTGGTTTATAGAGTTAATACCAGTTTTGTGGCAACACAAATTGGGGTGCTGGCTACTAATTTTGGCCAGGTAGATATTACTGACAACGTAACCACAAACAACGGATTGACCGCTTACATTGTCGATGGTGCAAACCGATATACTTGGATTGCATCTAGCAACACGTTTGCTTCGGTGCTTCCAACTGACGGACTTTGGCAAGGCGCGACCGCCACCGACACGGTGGATTCATACATCATTTACAACGAGCCAGGAACGCAAAATTGGGCTGCAACCAACCTTGGCCTAGCGGTTACCACTACGGGTAACTACGGAAGCAAAGACGGTTCCCCCGACAACCTGGTGACTTTGATTGTTGACCACCGCCAGGTTTATTTACTTGGCGAGGTGACAACCGAAGTTTGGGTGGACGTTGGAACCACAATTTCCGGCTTAACGACTTTTCCGTTTCAACGAATTAGTGGCACGTCCATGCAGCACGGCTGCGCGGCCCAATATTCCGTGGCCAGGTTTGGTGAATCGTTTATGTTTGTAAGCCGCGACACCCGCGGCCAGGCCATCATTGGCGCCGTAAACGGTTACACCTTTGTGCGAACTTCCACCCATGCGGTTGAAAACAGCCTGGTTGATGTGGACGTGTCCGACGCGGTGGCTTATACCTATCAAATTGAAGGCCATGAAATGTATGTGGTTACGTTTCCTTCAATTGATTTGACTTGGGTTTATGACCTGGCCACGCAGCAATGGCACAAATGGCTTTCCTGGGATGCTGATACTGGAAATTACTATCGCCACCGGTCAAATTGTTATGCGTTTTTTGCTGGCAAGAACCTGGTTGGTGATTTTGAAAATGGCAAAATTTACAGCCTAAACAATGCGGTATATACCGACAACGGTTCAACAATTCGTCGTTTGCGCCGTGCTGTTCATTTGACTTCGGATTTGCAGCGCCAGTTTTTTGATGAATTTCAAATTCAATTTCAGCCTGGCGTTGGGCTGACCACCGGCCAGGGCGAAGACCCACAGGCCATGTTGCGTTGGTCAAATGATGGCGGTTCTACCTGGTCAAACGAACATTGGATCACTATTGGTAAAATTGGCCAATATCAAAACCGTGCCATTTGGCGCCGCCTTGGCTGGTCGCGTGACCGAATTTTTGAAGTGGCGGTGACCGATCCAATCAAAGCCGTGATTGTTTCCGCAAACCTGAAGGCGTCGGTGGGAGATAACTAATGGTTGCCCCCAATCCATCTTCATTTAGCAATTTGCGGTTTCCGCAATCGCCGTTTCTTGATGAGCAAACCAAAAGGCCGTCAAGGGAATGGACGATTTGGTTGCAAAGCCCCGATATTTTGTCGGCCACGGTTGCTTACATTGTGATTACAGGCGGCGCAATAAGCGGCGTGACGATTAACGATTCGGTAATCAATGATTCGACAATTGGCCTGACAACACCGGCAGCGGGCAAATTTACCAGTTTGACGGCCCTGAACGGAATTGGCGGGGGTACGTTTTGAACGAAGTCATTTCATCGCCTACACGGGATCAAATTGACCGGCTGCAAGCCGAAATGGTCAAGATGCCCCAGGCTGAATTGCAAACTGAGCATTATTTTGTGCCTGGGATGTATTGCCGACGCGTGTATCGTCCAGCCGGAACGCTGATTGTTGGCAAGGTTCACAAACACCCGCACTTCTTTTTATGTGCCAAAGGCGAGATAATTGCGTGGACTGAAAGCGGAATGAAAAAACTTCAGGCTGGCGACGTTGTTGAATGCAAGCCTGGAACAAAACGGGTAACCCTGGCCACCCAAGATTCGATTGGGGTAACGATCCACAAAACGGAAGAAACCGAATTGGAAAAGATCGAATTGGAACTGGTTGAGCCGGATGAAACGTCGATGTTTGATTCAGGCAATAAATTGAAATACATCATCGACGAGATGAAAAAATTAGAAGGGGAATGATATGACATTCGTTGCAGCAGCAATCGGGGGCGCTTTAGGCTACGGTGTGGCCGGTACGTTGGCCGGTGCAGCAATTGGCGCCGGTATTGGCGGCATGATTGGCGGCGGCGTGAATCAAGCCAGCACGGCCAAAGAAGCGGCAGCCATGCAAGCGGGCGCCACAAGCGATGCGGCCCGTTTGCAATATATGACGGGTCAAGATGCCATTGCCTTTCAAAAGGAAATGTTCCAAAAGCAATTGGAACTTGGCCAACCTTATAGGGAAGCGGGTTATGGGGGGCTGACAAAACTTAATCAAATGTTGCCGTCCCTTACCTCACCCGTGACCGCGGCAGACATTCAAAATATGCCTGGTTACCAATTTGCCGTGCAGCAAGGAACCGGCGGCGCCATGCAAGGCATGAACGTCGGCGGCGGTGGATCAAACGTTCAACGCGCTGGTCAAAAGTTTGCCATCGACTACACAATGGGAACGGCGCTGCCGCAGTTGATGCAGCAAAAACGCGACATTTACAACACCTTGTCGGGAGTGGCCAACATTGGCCAAATGCAACCTGGTGCTGGCGCGGCTGCCGGAACACTTGGAACCAACGTTGCCAACACCATGATGGGCAGCGCGACCAACATTGGCCAATTGGGCGTTGCTGGCGCAAATGCTTTGGCATCCGGTCAAATCGGCGCTGCAAATGCTTATGGAAACACCATTGGCCAATTGGGCAACGCTGGCATGATGTACGCGCTTTTAGGATAAGGAAAAAATCATGGAACTAAACATCACACCAGTTGCCGGACAAATCAAACCCGTTTCCAATTTGTCGCTGGCCGATATGGTCAACATTGGCCGCGGTGTTCAGTCTTACAAAAGCGGCCAAATTGCGCTTGAACAACAAGACATTGCCAATCAAGAGCAAAAACGTGTTCAAAATGCGGTGTTTGCAAACCCCGATATTTTTATGACCGATAACAGCCTGGACATTGAAAAAGCAAAAAGAATCCTTCCGCAGTTGGCGCCCAGGACTTATACGGATATGTTGCAAAAATACACAACCATGTCCAAGGCTGAAATTGAAGCCAAGTCAGCAAAGCAAGGTTTGACACAAGAACAAAAAAATTTGGTTGGTCAAACTTTCAACATTCTGGGCAAGGCTGGCATTAAAGACAAAAATACGTATTTGGGCGCGTTGGATGATTTGGTGAAGACCAATCCAAACAATCCCGATTTGGGGAGACTGGTAGATTCATACAAAACAATTTGGAATCAATTGCCTGAACAAACGCCTTGGGATCAATTGGCCCAACGTGGCGCACAAACGCTGTTAAACATTCCCCAACAAGAAACCGCATTCCGTCAGCAACCTGGCACGATTGGAACTGGTGCGGCCACGTTCCCGACCGTCACCACGCCTTCCGTTGCTGGTTTGCCGCCACGCCAGGAAGTTGGCCAGGTTCCGTTGGCTGTCGCGCAAGTGGCGCCAGGTGGCCAAAGTGAACCAACCGGCCGCGTGGACATGAACAACAATCCCACGTATTACGTGCGCGACGCCAGGGGCAATATTGTGGGCGAAACCACAATTCCCGCCGGTGTGCCCGCTGGCCAAATGCCTGGTGGAATGCCCACGCCGTTGGGTGGCAATGTTGTTCAACCGCAGCCGCAAGTGCCTGGCGCTGGTCAAATGCAGCCACCACGCCCGCCCGTCAATGTTCCAGCGCCAGCCGCCCCCGTTGTTGGTGGCCCAATGCCTTTGCCGCCCCCTGGCCAACCATTGGCTAATGCGCCAGCACGTATGCCCGCTGGCGAAACCGGTGTGACTTTAGAAGCCGCACAAAACCTTCGCGCAACTGTTCGTAATGCAGCCGCGCAAGCGCCCGTACAGCAATTCAACAACAATCAAATTATCAAGTTGGCCGACGACGTTATTACCGGTCGGGGCGCAAACTTTATTGGTTCGTTGACCGGCGGTTACGCTGGACTTCCATTCACCAGCGACAACGCAACCAATTTGAATCAGTTGGGCCATTACATGGCAATGCAAACGGCTTCATTGTCGCAAACGTCCGGTTTGGGCGGCACGGATGCTGGCCGCGCAATTGCTGGCCAAATTTCAGGCACAACGGAATGGACAGCGCCAGCCATTAAGCAAACAGCCCGTGTAAACCGCGCATTGACCACCGGCACGGAATTGTTTAACCAGGGCGTTGACAATGCGTTTAATCGCACAAAGAACCCGTTTTCGTCCACTGAATTCCAACAGCGTTGGACACAAACATTGGGCGCCGACGGCATTAACGCAATTCGTTTGTACGATGCCATGCGAAACAGCGACAAGGAAGCCATCCGCGAAGTGGTGACGCAAGCGGGCGGCCCAAATTCGCCTGGTTACCAAAACTTGGTTCGCAAAATCGGGGATATGCAAAAACTGGTTGGGGGTAAATAATGGCCATCGAACTGTTTGATACATCGCAAATTGACAGCGCGGTGGGTGACGCCTTTGGCACAAAAGTCAAATCACGACCAGCGCCAGCGGCCGCGCCAGCCCCCGCACCGGCGCAAGCCAATCAGGCGTCAGTTATTTCCGATCAATTGCTGGACAGATTGAGAAAAGTTGAAAGCGGCAAAGACCCTTTTGCCGTCAACAAAGAAACCAAGGCAATGGGGCCATATCAGTTTTTGCCTGAAACTGTCCAAATGTTGCACAAACAGGGCGTGAAATTTAACCCGTTTGACGAAAACGAATCACGCGAAGCCGCCAGGACATATTTGACACAATTGACCAAGCGACACGGCGGCAACGTCGATTTGGCGTTGAAAGATTACGGCGGGTTTGTGACCAAAGACCCAACCAGTTACGTTCAAAAAGTAACGGGCGGCACATCAACGGCGCCCGCGCCAGCATCGTCGTCACCATCTACAACCGAATTTTCCGGCATTAAAGAACAGGACATTAACAGCGCGGTAAACGACGCATTTAAAAATCCCGAACCGCCCAAACCAGGCATTGTTGAAAAAACAAGCGGCAAGGTTGCCAGTAAGGTTGGCGAATTTTTCCGTGGCCAGGGCCGCGCAGCCGCCAGCCTGGCAGATACCGGAATCAATGCGTTGACCGGAACTTTGGACGTGCTGGCCTATCCGGTGGCGCGGGCTTATTACGGCACACAAATGTCGCCTGAAGCCGCAGCCGAAAAAGCCAAAGCCGAAACTACCAGCCCCAAAAACGTTGTTGGCCGTGCCTTTGGCGTTTCCGAAACGCCCGAATACAAAGGCGAAGCCAGCCAGCAATTGATGAATTACATTGGCGCAAACATGGACAAAGGCGCCGATGTGATCGCCAAAGAAACTGGTTTGCCGAAGGCCGACGTTGAGTCGTATATGAACACGTTATTGTTGGCCACGCCTTCAGCCGTCAAAGCAGCCGGTCAAACCAAACTTGGCCAAATTGTCAAAACCGAAGCCGGTTACGCTGGCCAGGCTGTAAAGCAAGGCGTTCAGGCTGTCACGCCTGAATTTGTGCAACGTGGTGTTGTTCGTGCGGTAGAAGCCGTTGCGCCTGGCACTACAACCGTCAAGGCGCCAGCCGCCGTTCCCCCCGTTGTTGGCCAACCTACCCAGGCCGCGCCTTACGCGCAGCCAGGTGGTGGGCGTGTCAGCGTTGGCGCAGCCGCGACACCTGACGCCACAATCATCAAGCAAGCCCTTCAAACGGCCACGCCTGAATTCCAACAGTTGTACGGCAATATGCCGTTGGATAAGGTAAACACGCCAGTTGTGTTGCGTCACCTGGAGGGTGATTCGTTGCCCGTCCCCGTTCGTTTGACCGAAGGACAAGCCACCGGCGACTTGGTGAAAATTTCCAAGGAACAAAACACCCGCGGAACACCCGAAGGCCAGGCGCTTGCATACCGCTTAAACGAGCAAAACAAAGCCTTGGTGGACAACGTGCCGTTGATTCGTGAAAAGGCCGCGCCGGACGTGTATTCGACGCGCACCATTGAATCCAGCGAAGCGTTGATAGACGCATACAAAGCATTGGACGCCGACCGCAGCGCACAAATCACCAGCGCATACAAAAAATTGGAAGACGCCAACGGCGGCACGTTTCCCGTTGACGGTGTGCAGTTGGCCAAGAATGCCGACGCGCTGTTGTCAAAAAAACTGAAAACCAACTTTGTGCCACCCGAAATTGCAGCCGACCTTAAACGGTTCCGCGAAGGCGAACCAATGACGTTTGAGCAATTCGAAGCGTTGCGAACCAACTTGGCTGCCGAAATCCGCAAGGCCGAACGATCCGGCGACGGCAACCGTTCGATGGCGTCCAGCCTGGTTTACCAAGCCCTGGAAGACTTGCCATTGCAAGGCAGCGCCGCGCAGTTGAAACCCTTGGCTGACACCGCCCGCGGCCTGGCCAAGTCACGTTTTGACGCGCTGAAAAAAGACCCCGCATATAAAGCCGCAGTGAATGAAACCATATCGGCCGACAAATTTTTTGACAAATATGTGATCCGCGGCGTAAACAAAAACGTCAACACAATGGTGGAAACGTTGGGCCGCGATTCGGTTGGCCACCAGCACATCAAAGCCGGAACCATTAATTGGCTGTCCGACAAGGCTGGCATTGTGGACGGCAAAGGAAATTTCAGCCAGGCCAATTACAACAAGGCTTTGAAATCGCTGGACGACGTGCGAAATTACCAGGAAATATTTGATCCTGAAACCCAATTGCAATTGAAGACATTGGGCAACGTGGCAAACTATACGCAATTCCAGCCCCGTGGTTCTTATGTGAACAATTCCAACACGCTGGTGGGCTACTTGGCCAACAAGGCTGCCGGTGGCGCCGAAGCGTTGGGCAACGTGGCTGGCTTGAAATTTGTTGGCGGCTATCCAGTTGGAACCGAAGCCCGAAAGTTTATTCGGTCGCGCAAAGAAAAAGCCGCCGTGGAAAAATCATTGGAACCAGGCGCGGGATCAACCCTGGAAGACGTTAAAAATAAGGGCAAATAATGATGGCGCAACCCGAAATTGATCCCGTGAAATACGGCGTCCTTTGGCAAAAGGTTCAGGATTACGAACGCCGGTTCGACGATATGGACAAGAAAATGGACAAGATGGAAGCCCAATTGGAAAAACTGGTTGCATTGGCCAACCAAGGCCGCGGTGGGTTTTGGGCCGGAATGGCGTTTGTGTCGTTCGTGTCCAGCGCCGTGGGATTTGCAATCAGTTGGATGAAAGGACATTGAAATGAGTGACGAAAAAATCCAAAATATGGAAGCAAAAAGCCAACTTGTTGAAAAAATTACGTTTGCTTTATTGCCTTTGTTGTTTTCGTGCGTGGTTTATCTTATGTCGGCGCTGTCAAACTTGTCCCATGAAGTCACCATTTTAAACAGCAAAATCAGCCTGGTGGTGACTAGCGACAACAAGCAAGCAAGCAACACCGGCGCCGAACTGGCCCGCGAAAAATTGCGCCAAGATTTGGAAAAAGAAATTCAACGCAACCGTGACCAAATTGCTGAAAACCGGATGCACATTGCCATTTTGGAAGAAAAAACCCACGTTGCAAAACCAATCAAAACCCTGACCGGAAAGGACTGATATGTTTGGACTTGACGCATTGCTGAACGTTGGCGGGAAGTTGATCGACAAATTGATTCCCGATCCTGAAGCCAAAGCCAAAGCCCAATTGGACTTGGCCAAGATGGCCCAGGATGGCGAACTGGCCAAGATGGCCAACGAAACCAAACTGTTCGAAGTGGAAATGAACAATGTGTCGGATCGCTGGAAAGCCGACATGGGTTCCGATTCTTGGTTGTCAAAGAACATTCGGCCAATGGCGTTGATTGCCATTTTTGTGGCTTACTTTGTGTTCACTATGATGAGTGCATTTGGCTACAACGCCCAGGAAAGTTACGTAAATCTCCTGGGCCAATGGGGCCAAATTATTTTCCTGGCCTATTTTGGAGGCCGCACGGTTGAAAAACTTGCCGACATGAAAGCCAAAAAATGAACTTGACGCCGCATTTCACCCTGGAAGAATTGACCGCATCCGAAACCGCCGAACGCAACGGATGGGACAACAGCCCCAACGATGCCGAATTGGCCAACTTGACGCGCTTGGCTGATTTTCTTGAGCAAGTCAAAGTGGTGTTGGACGGCAAACCCATAATGATTTCATCGGGCCTACGTACAAAAAAAGTGAATGACGCCGTGGGCAGCAAAGACAGCAGCCAGCACCGCACGGGCTGCGCTTGCGATTTCCGTGTGCCAGGCATGACGCCCGACGAAGTGGTGCGGAAAATCATGGCCAGCGGAATTGCGTTTGACCAGGTGATCCGCGAATTTGACCGCTGGACGCATATCAGCATTCCAAACAGCGACGACACCAGCCCGCGCAAACAAGCCCTGATTATTGACAAGGCCGGAACGCGGGCGTTTGCCTAGCGTTTCATGTTCCTGACAAACACCGCAAACGAGGCCGCGGTGTCGCCCAGGCTTGTCATTTTTTCAAATTCCGCAGCCACTTCATCCAGGACGTGATTGCGAAGCGCCAATTCTTTGCATTTGCCTGGCGCGGTGCATCCGGTGGTGTAGCAAAGTGGACACACCCACGGTTCGGGCAAAGCCGCCCCTGATTGCAATTGCTGTTGCATGGTGGGCATTCCTTAAAGTTTGATTGCATTTAAGTTGAAATTGTCGGCCATCACTTCGTCGTAATTGAAATGGCGGCCAAAGCAATCCCTAAACGAAACGCATTCGTCCGACCAACCTTCGACAACATTTTTGTAAATGTATGCCTTTTTTGGAACAGTAATGCTTCCAACGACAAAATGCAAGCCTTTGGCCGTCAGGCGCCAAAGCCCGTCGGACTTTTTGCTTTTGTCTTCCCTGGTTCCGGCTGATTCCACCAGCCCCCAATGTTGGGTTGTGGTGTAGGTTTTGCCGCGCAGCATCCAGCGCGGGGCCGTGCGGGGAATATCTATCCAGCCATCTTCGTCGCAAGTGGCCCTGGAAAGCCACAAAAGCCCCAAGGCGCGGGTTTCGTTCATGCCTTGGGGGCTTACCTTGCCCCACTTCCCGCAACAGGGGCAATTGCCCCCGTCGCCTTCAATGGTGGCCCGCCAGTTGGTTTTCAGTTGCGCCAGGTAATCGCCTTCGTCGCCAAAAAAATCTATTTGTGTCATTTTTTAATTCCATGAATCCAGCGTTCGGGTGGGTAAGCGCAGCCGCCGACAAAAAAGGCGGCGAGAATCCACCAACCTGAATGGTCAAGGCCAAACACAGCGTAACCAGCCCCGCCAAAAATCATTCCTTCCCAAAGGATGATGTAAACCAGGTAAGTGAATTCGCGCATGGCCACCCCTTAGAAGTTGGGAACGTCGTCGTGCATATCGTCAAACCCGCTGCCCTGGGGGGCGCGTCGCTGTTGCGGCTGGTCGTCGCGTTCGCGTGGTTCGTTGATGTATGCCCAACCGTCCCAACCGCCTTCCTTCAGAGGAATCACGTCAATTTTGAGCATTGGCCCATTTTTGGTTTCAATGATTGAGCCAATCCGTTGGTAGCGGTTTTTTTGTTGGCCCTGGGCGTTGTTGTATGTGCCGGTGATTACGGTAATTTCGTTGATAAGTTTGGCCATGATTTATTCCCCAATGATTTTTTTCAGTTGATCGACCTTGACCGCAGTTTCGGCCAGGAACTTGATGATTTCCGCTTCCATGTCGGCAACAAACACGTCGTCACGCGGTACGCGTTTAATGAACAGTTGCGCCTTGGCGGGCATCCGTGGATCGAAAACCACGTAATCGCACCAGGCGCGGCCGGTGCAAGCCATTTGCATTTGCATTTGCGTGAAATACTTTTGCGGGATTGAACCGGTCAGCAGCGTTTCGATCATGGTGGCCGTATTGGGCGCCTTGATTTCGACGCAGCCGTCATCACCAATCAGGCCGTCGGGTGATGCGCCAGCCATTGCAATCGTCGGGTGGTTTACAAAGCCAGTTTCGTCCACCATGTTGCCGGTGGCCGCTTCGTATGCACCGCGGGCAAAAGGTTCCTGGTCGGTTCCCCATTGCATCGCGCTGTTGGTGAACGATTCCTGGCGTGTTCCGGTGATTTGTTCGACCACCAGTTGGGCCATGTAGTTTTCGCGGCTGGCGCTATAACCCGATTTTGTGCGGGCCATCACATCGGCCACTTTGGACGCGGTGACTTTGCCCAGGCGGGCAGCAAACCATTCGTCCGTGCGTTGTTCGATTTCGTCAGACATTTTCATTTCCTTTGGTTGATAAATCTTTTTTGGCACGGGCCACGCGTTCTTTTTTGGCTGCCATTACTTTGGCTTGCAATACTTGGTTGCCCTGGCAAGCGTCAAACGCATCTTTAAATGTTGCCGCCAATTCTTCGCTGTTGGCGCTGGCTTGGATGGCTGCCAGGTGGTCGGTAATGTCAGGCGTTGGAATTGCTGGCGCTGTTGGGCGTTTGCTGGCCGCGTTGCCGTCGTCGTCTTCCGGTGCTATGCCACAGGCTGCCATAAGGCTATAACGACGCGCATACGTCAACGCGCTGCCGTAACCCTGGGCATCTTGTTTAGTGGCCGGAACGTGCAGTTGGCCGCAATTGATAACTTCGCCGGATTCGTGAATGAACACGGTTTCCACAATCACGCCGTTGTCGTATGAACCGACGCGTTGCGTCAATGCAATGCCGTTGTTGTTCAAGCCTTCGATCACGGCTTCAACGCAAGCGGCCAGGTCGGCGTAACGCGATTTGAAATGCGGGTTGCTGGATGATTTCAGCGCGGGGCCGAATTCTTTTTGCGCTTTGACCAGGGCCGCGGCGACTTTGCTGAATGATGTTTCCATGATTAATTCCTTTACCATTTAGGGG